AAAAACTTGTAATCATCATGGCATGTGAAAATGGAGAATGCGTCGTCTATGAAGAACGAGACAAATCAAAGTACATCAAACTTCTTACCGAATATATTAGAAAGTTTGTTAGAGATAAACTGGAACTCTATGGAACCGAATAAAGAGCTAGAACAAGCAATTGAAAACAAATTTTTAACACCATCTAAATTTGCGTTGGAAATTGAAAAAATCGTTGCTGAGGAAAAATTAAATTACATTGATGCTATTGTTCACTATTGCGAAATCAATAGTCTTGAGGTAGAATCTGTGACGAAACTTGTATCCAAACCACTGAAAGAAAAACTGAAGTGGGATGCTACAAGACTAAACTTTATGAAAAGAACTTCTAGAGCAAAATTACCGTTATGATTTCTCGTGATGAACTAATGCATCATCGTCTTCAGGCTTGGTTACGAGAAAACCAATCTGAAGATTTAACATATCTTGGGTATTATGAAGATACTCTTGGTCAACTTAAATATTGGTATAAAATTGCCGATTATGAGGTGTCTGTAGATTGTATTGAAGATCTTGAACTGGTAGAAGATGAAAGTGACTCCCTTTGAAACGTATCAACATTATCTCTCACTCAAAAATCATTTTACAAACCCAAAATACGATTTCTTTAAGTATGGTGCGAAGACCCGTGCGAGTATAACCTCTTTCAATAAGAGAAAGGATAAGTATTGGTTTGAAAAAACCTCGCGTAAATATAGTGATGATGAAATTATAGATTTTCTTGTATCCAATTTCACTGCCACCGATAACCCACAAAACCTATGGATTGGAGAAATTATCAATTCTGGCGAAAGAAATTACGCCGAGTGGATGAAAAGACAACAGAGTTTGACATACTTATTCACAGAACAAAGCAACGAATTGTTCTCGGAGAACAAATTAGACGATGTTTTCAACTGTTCGAAAGGACATCCACCAGTTCTAAAAATGTTCCTGGGCGGGAAAATTTCCCTAGAAACCCTAGTGATATATGATAAAATATTCCTATTCAGGAATAAGTTTGATAAGAAACTTTTAGACCCAGTGTGGGAGTCCGTAAGTCTTAAACTTAAAAAGTATAATTCATTCATAAATATTGATATATTCAAGTTTAAAAAGATTTTGCGGGAAATTGTAAATGAGTGAGTTCTTTCAGTCTGATATTATTCAAGACGAACTAAATGAAATCAATAAAATTCAAGAGAAAATCTACGGGAGTCTTTTGAGTTTTGGTTCCATGTCACGCGAAGAAAAACTTGAACATATTGATTTGCTAACAGACTTGCTCGAAAAGCAGCAAGTGATGTATACTAGGTTATCTCTTTCGGACGACCCTCAAGCGGTTGAGATGAAAGAGAACCTACGCAAGTCAGTTGCCATGATGGGATTCCCAGCAGGAACTGACATGCAATCTTTATTCAGTAGTATGAACGCCACGATTAAATCTCTCAGGGATTATGTTGACGCCTGAGACTTTCCTTGTTATACTATCCGAGTAAATCACCCGAATCCAAACTAATCCGAGGTAATCCGAATGTCTTTTGCTGACCTTAAGAAGCAATCTAAACTGGGCTCTCTGACCGCCAAACTGGTCAAGGAAGTCGAAAAAATGAACAGTTCAAGTAGTTCTGGAGATGATCGTCTCTGGAAACTTGAGTGCGATAAGAGTGGAAATGGATATGCCGTTATCCGTTTCCTGCCTGCCCCTAACGGCGAAGATCTGCCGTTTGTCAAACTTTATTCTCATGCCTTCCAAGGACCTGGTGGTTGGTATATTGAGAATTCCCTGACCACTCTGGGTCAGAAGGATCCTGTTTCTGAATACAACACGATGCTGTGGAACAACGGCACCGATGCTGGTAAAGATCAGGCACGCAAGCAAAAGCGTAAACTGACTTATGTTGCTAACATCTATGTGGTGAAGGATCCTGCCAATCCTCAGAACGAGGGTAAAGTTATGCTTTATAAATTTGGCAAGAAGATCTTTGACAAACTCACTGCTGCCATGCAACCTGAGTTTGAGGATGAAGAGTCAATTGATCCGTTTGATTTCTGGCAGGGTGCCAATTTTAAACTGAAGGCAAAGAATGTTGCTGGTTATCGCAACTATGACTCTTCTGAGTTTGCCAGACCTGATGCTCTCCTGGATGACGATGATGCCATGGAGGCAATCTGGAAGAAAGAATACTCTCTTGAAGAGTTTATTGCTGCAGATCAATTCAAGTCTTATGATGATCTGAAGAAGCGCCTTGATTATGTTCTTGGAATCAAAGGAACTCCTAAGTTCCAAGATCAAGAATCTGTTGAAGAGGAAGAAGAATTTCGTCAACAAAACCGTGCTTCGGAACCAGTTCCTCAGACTTTAAAGGATGAACTTGATAGTCTGACTCCTTCATCTTCTTCGTATGATGAAGATGATGATACTCTCAGTTACTTTGCAAACCTTGCTAACTGAACACTGGGGAGACTTCGGTCTCCCTTTTTTATGCCCCGATTACTTTCGTATTTTCTGTTCTGATTAAAGTGTCATTAACATATTCCGAAGAACGATCATAGAGCATGATTTCTCTCATATCATTTAAAAACTGTTGTAGATATGATCGTCTGAGCAAATAAATTGAAGATTTTTCTTGATTTTTTCTGACTTCATAATCATAGTTTGTAATACTTACCACAGGGTTGATAGTGGTCGCGACATTATCTGGATTTGGAATTGTGAAACCAGAGTCAACCACTTTTCCTGCAGGAAGAATTAATCTTCCGATTGAATCCTTTACTTCTGTGGTTTCATAATGATGTGGAGAAGTCAATCCTGCGATACCGTATTTTTTCTCTGCGAGATTATAGAGATCACGATTTGATAGAGGCCATTCATTTCTCACATTGATAATACCTGCTGTCATTAATACAACCCAATCAAATTCTGCATTTCCATAAAACTCTTCGGCAACAGTATCTGGTCTGGCACCTTCCATAATTTCATACTTATTGAAAATTGTAAAAGAGTTTTGTAAGTCATCACGCAACTTATTTCTTCTGAATAAGTTTTTGACTCTTATGTAATCCCCTGTCGAGAGAGTATCAGATAAAAAAGACTGATAATCTATTTCTGGTAGTTCTCTAAAGTAACCCATTTTTAGTAACCTACTGTTGTTCCTGGATCTTGATCATAATCAATATCATAGATTGGTTCAATTTCTTTAAATGTTAAATCCATCACAATTGAAACTGGGGTTCCATCACTATAAGTTGCATAAGTTCCATCAGCAGTATAATTGACATTTATACTTTCTAAGAAGCATTGTTTAAATTTATGTAAGAATCGATGGTCTCCGTTTCCAGAACGATATCTCAATTCAAAAACATTTGGTGTTTTTAAAAACGTTGTGTTATTTGCATTATCTCCTATATCATTTGGAGTGTTTCTTATATTGGTTCCTTTTACCTTTGGAGCCATATTTTTTTTAAGACATCTTATTAATCTTTTTACTTCTAAACTTTCGTCTTTATTTCTAGGAGTCATTTTAAATTTAAATCTGAATGTTCTCAGTGTCGGTCCACTGAACAGGAGTTCCATGTTCGGATTTAAAATTTCACCTTGCTGTCTTGCTAATATTTCATCTGCAGTAACATTTGCCCCAAGTATTCCGATTGCTTTTGATGCCAGTGATCTTGTTACAAATCCTTGACCACCTGCAAGTCCACCAACAGAATTCACTGTATTTTGTACAAATCCTAATGCAGCACTATTTAAAGCGGTTCCAAAATCTTTACCCGATCCCAATGCTTTTCCAGATTCCATAACATCTATAACTCCACCAAGTGCAGCACCGGCAATAGAATTTAAATTTGATGACTTAGTGCTTATTGCATTACCATCTTGAATGTTTGATGGAATTGGTAATAATACTGTTTCGAGTCTTTTTGTTCCGTTATTTACATATCTTGTTCCTGGTTTAGATGCAAAACTTCCACTATTAGAAAGTATTGGAACATATTCCACGATATCAATTTGCAGATAATCTGTGGTTTCCGCAATCATTGTAAGTGGATATCGATAAACTTTTTTATCTGCCATTTATCTTTTTCTAACTATTTAGAAACTTGGCATAAGGAATTTCGCGAAGATCTTCAAGTTCTCCTGCATCAACTTCATACAAATTAGTTTGTATTTCTTCCCAAGTATATTTTCTATACTTTCCCCAGTGAAAGTTGATGCCAGTAAACCCAGATCCATAAACTTCTGTGCAGGCAATTAATGGATGTAAATCATACACTATCCCTGGAGTTTTTGCTCTATAAACATAAGTATAAAACTTGCCTTCTGTAGGAATTTGAACTACTGTATCTCTGAGTGCTTCTCTTATTTTGGTCATCAAATCATCTGCAGATTCATTTCCAATTAGATCGCCAATAATTCTTCTAACACGATTTGCATTATCATCAGTAGGTCTGTCTTCTGGTTTCCTTATGTCTCTTCTTTCACCAGAATCATATATGTTAGAACCTACTGGAATGCTTGGATCATTACTATAGGTTACTTCTCCAGTTTGTAGAACATAATTATATCCTTTTCCAATTTTACCACCTTTTCTAATGGTGCGTTTTGCCATTACTTGATACCTAATTCGTTTTCGGTTAGAACTTTAAATTCATATCCACGATCAAGACACCATTCTTTTGCGGCTTCCCATTTTGCCTGATTTTTGGCATATTCAACGACTTCAAAAATGTATCCTTTTGTTTTTTTCTTTTGAACTTTTGGTTCGACACATTGTTTTAGAGGTTTGATTTCAATGATCATTTTTTTTATTTTTCCATTTGATTCTCTGACCTTAATATAAAAGTCTGGAAAATAACGATGAACTCTGTTATCTACTGGGGATAGATATGGAACTACAATTTCTTCACTTCCCCACTCAAGAATATTTTCATTCTTGTCACAATAAACCATAAATTTTCTTTCCCAGAGAGAACGATAGATTATGTTTGTTGGGTCACCTTTATATTTCTGTGGGTATGATGGTTGAAATTTCCCCTTATATGACATCTAAATAACTAATAATAAAGTAGTCTTATAGGTATTTAGAGTGGCAATACCAAATCCAAACTCTATAATAGGAAAAGGGGAAAAATATTCTACTGATACAAAAAAGATACTTGGGAATTTATCTCAATCCAATTATTATCTTGTCAATTTTTCAAGTCTTACAACTGTTGGTGGAAATCAAGATCTTCTAAAGTATATAAATGGTAGAGGAATAAAAACTAATTTTATTTCTAGAAATTCTGGAATTCTTTGCTCAGAAGCATCTTTACCAGGATCTACTCTTGCTACAGCAGAGGTAAAGGATAATTTTATGGGAGTTCCTCAAGAATTTGCACACACTAGGTTATATGCTGATATTGACTTTACATTTTATGTGGATCATGATTATGATAATATAAGGTTTTTTGAAAGTTGGATTGAATTTATCTCTAGTGCAAGTAGTGCAGATCCTTACTCTACAAATTATTATCGTAGGATGAGATATCCTGATGACTATAAGTGTCAAACAATGTCAATTACTAAATTTGAAAGAGATGGGTCATCACGATTAGATTATGTTTTTGTTAATGCATTCCCAAAATTGATAACTGCTGTTCCAGTTTCTTATGGCCCTGCCGATATTCTTAGAGTTAGTGTTAGTTTTAATTATGACAGATATATTATGAACCCTGTAAAACAAATTAGTGGAGGATCCATATCTGAATTTGATCCTGATGCAACTAGGGGGGAAAATAGAACGTTTGTTTCAGCAGAGCAAGCATTAAAAGATTTGCAAAAGAGAAATTCATTATCTTCATCACCAGCAGCACCGGCACCAGCACCAGCAGCACCGGCACCAGCACCAGCAGCACCAACAACTGTAGATCCTAGATCACCTGAGGCAAATATTTCTAGACAAGAAGCAGCAAAATTAGAAGCACAACAACGAAGAGAAGCAAAAAGAGAACAGATAGAAAGAAATCAGGCAGATAGAGAAAGATTTAGAGATCGTCCCGATTTATTTTTTTAATTAAATTATCTCTAAATAATCATACCTGAATTGTATCGCATACTATGCCTTTACCTAAGATTAATACGCCAACGTATGAAATGACGTTGCCTTCGACAGGAAAGAAAATTAGATATAGACCTTTTCTTGTGAGAGAAGAAAAGATTCTGATCATGGCAATGGAATCTGAAAATATGACAGAGATTACCAATGCCATTGTTCAAATTCTTTCCGATTGCATTATTTCAAAAGATGTCAAAGTAGAGTCTCTTGCAACTTTTGATATTGAGTATCTTTTCTTGAATGTTCGCGCCAAGTCTGTTGGAGAGACTGTAGAAGTTAATGTAACTTGCCCCGATGATGGCGAAACTCAAGTGGAGATTTCAATAGATATTGATACTATTAAAGTTCAAAAAACAAGAGGTCATAAGAACATCATCAAACTTGATGATGACCTTTCGATGAAACTTAGGTATCCTTCATTGGAACAATTTGTTGAGAGCAATTTTGAAACGACAGATGGATTAAGTGAAGTTGGTCAATCACTGTCTATGATTACATCATGCGTTGAAATGATTTATAGTCAGGAAGAAAGTTGGGAAGCATCTGACTATTCAAAGAAAGAACTTGATGAATTTATTGAACAATTGAATACAAAACAATTTAAAGAGATTGAGAAATTCTTTACTACAATGCCAAAACTTTCTCATACAATTATGGTGAGGAATCCAAAGACTGGTGTAGAATCTGAAGTAGTTCTTGAGGGTCTTGCAAGTTTTTTCAGTTAGGTATGGCTCACACTAATCTTGAGTCATACTACAAGATTAACTTTGCTCTCCTACAGCACCATAAATATTCATTAACAGAGTTAGAAAATATGATTCCTTGGGAAAGAGAAGTATATCTTGCTCTTCTCCAACAATATATTGAGGAAGAAAACCTAAAGGCACAGCAACAGAATGGCTAAAAAAGTTACTGGAAGAACTGATCAAGGAACCAAGAAGTTCCCCGGTGATGAAGAGTATAAAAAAATGTTTGCTGAAATGGTTGAGAAGGATAAACCCCAAAAACCTTCGAAACCAAAAATGAATGTGCAGAATGTTTCTTCTGCAGTCTTTGGGAAAGAGGGTGGATCTAATGAATCTTTCAAAAAAATTCATGGAACGATTAGTAAGTTAACGGGTCATGTTAGAAAGGCAGTAATTCGTATTGGTGTTTTAGAGAAAAAATTAGTGGGGATTGAAAAAAATATTGCAAATGATGGTGAAAAAATCACCAGAATTAAAAATATTTTGAAAAATCAAAAAAGTGATATTGGAAAAAAACTTCCAGGAAGCAGTCAAGATAACCTAGAGAAAACACTAATAGAAACTAACAAACTTCTTATAAAAATTCAAAGTGAATTGGCAAAGGCATTTGCCTCAAGAGAAGGTGATCAAAGAAAAAAACAAGATAATTTAAAAAGAGCACAGTCTCGAAGAAAACTTCAGAGAGAAGAAAGTCAATTAGAAAAATCCTCAAAAAGACTTGGAGAATCTGTAGCAAAAAATGCAGATGAAGTTGTTACTCCAGTTAAAGGAATCTTTGGTAAAATTATGGATTTCCTTGGAACCATGGTTCTCGGTATTGCAGCAAATGCAGTATTTGAATGGTTGAAAAATGAAGAAAATAGAAAAAAAGTAGAGAGTTGGTTTAGTTGGATTAAAGATCACTGGAAGTGGGTTGCTGCTGGTATTGGTGCTCTGGCACTCATACCTTTAGTTGGTGCAATCGGAAGTGTGATCGGAGTAATTGGATCGGCTGTTGCTATAATTAAATTAGCAATGATGCCACTTTTAGCATTATTACTCAATCCTTTGTTCTGGAAAGCAATGTTGATTGTTGGTGCTGGTGTTCTTCTTTATAAAGCTGGTGAAAGTTTATTTAAAGCAGCTAGAGGTGGAATTACAGGTGGTCAGAAATTTAATGCAGCACATGATGTCTTGGATAAAAAAATGGAGGATGCCGGACTAGTTGTACGTGGTCCTAATGCGGGTAAAGAAAGAAGTAAAAGTAGGAGAGGAAGAAGTTTCACATATTCTGATCCTACAGATCCAGAAAAGCTGAAAATCGCAGAAGAAGTAAAAATGAAGAGGAAGCAACTAAATGATATGAGAGATGAGATGAATAATGAAATCAAATTAGAAACTGCAAAAATAGAATCTTCTGAACCAACCATTAAGGGTGTAACTATGAGTGGTCAACCAGAAATGAGTAGGGCAAAAATAGAAGGGGATATTAGAAAAAAATATGAGGAAAAAATATTTAATATAGTTCCAGAAGTTGGTCAACCAAAAGTATCTGCACCCGAAAAGAGAAAGATGGGTGGCCCTGTAAAAGCAGGAATGCCCTACATTGTTGGTGATCAACGTGGTTTAGATACTGCTGAGTTATTTGTTCCAAATATTGATGGAACTATTCTAAGCAATCAAAAAACAAGAGAAGTTTACAGAAATCTCACTTCCAGAAAAAGAGGTAGGGGAGGTGTTAATATTCAAACACTCCCAATGATTACAAATCAATTACCACCACCAGAAGTTAAATTGCCAACTGGTTCAGCAACAGAAGTCAATGAAGTTTCCAGTGTAAATTCGGTAGATCCATATCGTCAATTATCTCCATCTTTATATGGCATAACAGTATAGGGAAATGGCAGTTCAATTGTTGGCTGGATTAGCAAGAGTCGGAGGAAGTCTTGGAAGAGCAGGTAGTGGTCTTGCGAGAGCAGGTGGAAGAGTTGCAGCAAATAGAACAAAATCTTTCGCTAAAAATAAAGTAAAGGAAAAACTGACTGCCGAAAAGAAAACAGATAAAGATAAGAATAAGATAAAGGGTAAAAAAGCATCTAAAAAATCTTCAGAGATACTATCAAGTGGAGATTCTGAAGTAAATGCACTTAAACAACAATCTTCAGAGCAAGATCAATCATCACCCAAATCTATTTCTAAATCCATCAGTGCGACAACAAAACCTTCTGGGTCTCAGGTTTCACAACTGAAGACGAATGTAACTAATATACATAATTTTTTGGTGAATTATAACAAGAATAAATCTAAAATTCAAAATCAAAATAAAAGACTTTTAGCTTCTCAGGTCAGCAGAGATAAATTAAAACTGAAAGAGAGAAAATTGAAAACTTCACCCTTTGGAGATTCGATAAAAAATATTAAAGATTCTACTTCCTCTGAAGGTAATGTTTTAGACAAATTGTTAGAATTTATTGGTATAGTTGTTTTTGGCATTATTGTAAATGCATTACCCGCAATCGTAGAAAAAGTTCAAGAAATTATCGATAATATAGTTAACTTCTTAACTCCAATTCAAAGTGGATTTAATTTAATAAAGGGATTTTTTACAGGTGAATTGGATCGAAAAGAATATGATGCTGATAGAAAAAGAGTTGATAATGCTCTTAAGTCATTTGATGCAGATGGCGGTTTAATCGATCAAATGGCAGAAAAATTGGGTCCGCTTGAAGGTCTGGTCAAACAACTGAAACCATTGATTGGAAATTTGAGAAAGAATGTTGGAGGGAAAAATACTGTTCTTGCCAAAAAAGATGGTAAAGAGGGATTTTTAAATAAAGAGACTGGTGAATTCACTGAAAGAGAGTGGACTTCAGAAGAAAGAGAAACGATGTATGGAACAAGAGGTTCTGGTGATAGTGGAGCACCAGAAGACACTGAAGGTGGAGGTGGAGATGTTGAGGGTGCTGGATCGACTGATGCACATAATATTTCTGGTTATCCAATTACAAGTCATTATGGTAGAAGATGGGGAACACTGCATGGAGGAATTGACATTGGAACCCCAACAGGAACAGCATTGGCTCTAAGTCATTCTGGAAAGGTAATATTCTCCGCACTACATGGTGGATATGGAAACATGATTGATGCATGGGTTCCTGCTCTCAATGTTCAATTTAGATTTGCTCACCTAACTAAAAGATTTAAGAAAACAGGTGAAAGTTTTAAAGAAAATGAGGTTCTTGGTTTAACTGGTGGTGGCGCAGGAGATCCTGGTCGTGGTTCATCTACAGGGCCACACTTACACTATGAAATTGATACTAATTATAATGGAACGCGATATGGTGGAGCAAGAAATAAAGCACTATTATATCGAATGGCAAAACATGTAAAACTTGGAAATATTTTACCCTCTACCAGTGGTACTGGTGGAGGAATTGATTTAATTAAGGGATCAATGCCATCAAATGAAAAAGTTGCACAAATACGTGAATTATCAGAACCGCAAACGACCAGTAATGTTCATAATTATGTTTATATTCAACCATATGATACTATTCAAATGCAGGTAATTCCATTTCAGGTGTAGATAGATGAATAGAGTAACTGCTAGAGAACTTAAATCAATAAAGTTGAATGTAAATAACATTCATAGTTCCCTGATTAATTTTAATAAGAGGCAGGTAAACTTAACTTCTTCAATAGCAAGATTTGAAAATCGTGCAGAAAGAAAGAGGAAGTTACAATCGAAAGAAAACAGACTAGAATCTCCACTAGTTTCTTCTCTGGATAATATTAAAAATACAGTCAGACCTTCTGATGGTGAGGGTGGTGGAAATATATTTGATAAACTCTTCGAGTTTATAGGATTAATGCTTGCTGGCATAATCGTTAATGCACTGCCAGCGATAATCAAAAAAGGTAAGGAAATAGTAGATGGTATAACAAGCTTCTTTGCCCCTATTCAAAGTACTTTTAGGTTAATTTTAGCATTCTTGAGTGGAGAGATTGATAAATCTGATTATGATGCGGATAAAAAAAGAGTTAATGATGGATTTAACAAATTGAATAAAAAAGGTGGATTGGTTGATAAAATGTTAGATAAAACTGGACCTTTAAAACCACTAATAAAAAAATTACTAAATGCATTTAATTTAGGATCTAAAAAAAGTAAAAATATAGTTCTCGCCAAACAGGGTGGTAAAGAAGGATTTTACAATCAGGAAACTAAAAAATTCACTGAAAGGCAGTGGACTTCTGAAGAAAGAAGATCCTATGAGGGTGATGATGAAGATGATGGTGACATACCTGCCGGAAACATATCAACCTTAGTTCCAGAAGGTGGATTAAAAGGTCTTACTGATGATGATTGGAAAGAGCTTGCATATATTGTTAGTGGTGAAGCACAAAGAGGAACAGATGATGAATATGGTGTTGCCGCAAATGTATTAACTCGTGTTGCCCATCCGGGATGGCCAAATAATATTAGAGATGTTGGAAGGCAAAGAAATCAATATGAAGCAGTATACACTGGAAAGGCAAGATATGAACCAGCACTTGCTCAAAGTTTAAAAGAAAATCAAGGAAAAATAGCAGATGCACTAAAAAAATTGAATGGTAGAGATTCTTTTAAAGGAACTAGTCAATACAAAAATATGGGTTCTGGTGATGTTAAGTTTTCTCCAAGAGGAAACTTTTATCATTATGGAAATCAACGGAAGAAAAGTGATCCACCACCACCAAATCCCGATCAAAATTGGAAAAAGTGGATTGAAGATGCAGAAGCACCTATGGGTGAAGGTGGATCACTTTCTATGTTCTCTCCGTTAATTGATAAAAATAAACTAGATACTATTAATCAACCAATGTATGAGGATATGGATGATGAAGAAGAAATGGTAAATATTTCTATTCAACCTGTAAATACAATAAGAACATCTTACATATACTCTCCAATTCCTCGAAGAGTTCGACAAGCATCAATATCCCCATCATCAAAACTTCCTCCCATATGGAGTATGTAAATTAAATGGCAAATCCAATAGAATCAGCACATTATCAACTATTCACCATCAAAAAGGGTGATAAGGAATATAAAATACAGGGAAAGGTCACTGGTTTTGATTATTATGAAAGTCTATTATCCCCCAACATAACGGCAATTTTAGAATTTGTAGATACTGGCGGATCTGTTCAATATGATTCTGAATATGACAAACAGGAAAGATTTGGAACAATATACAATGCATTGCCCCTAACTGGAGATGGAACTGAGGAAATTAGATTTAAAATTTCTTCAGAATTAGGATCACTAGATTTTTCAAATACACCACTTTATGTTAATGGATGCAATTCACCAGACAAACAGAGTAATGTAGAATCTGTCTACTTGAGTCTGGTTTCAAAATCAGCAATTAAAAATCAAGAATCTGTTGTAAATAAAACGTATAAAGATAAGATATCAAATTCTGTTGGATTAATTATGAAAAATATTCTTGGATTGAATCCAAGCAAAATCTTTATTGATGAAACTTCAAATACTTATCCGTTCATTGGTAATAATAAATCACCATTTGATATTTTGATTATGTTAGCATCAAAATCAATACCAATAAAAGGAAATCCTGGATTCTTTTTCTATGAGACAAAAAATGGTCATCAATTTAGATCAATTGACAATCTCATATCACAACAACCAGTAAATAAAGGAAAACCTTATGTCAAGAATGAACATAATAAATCATCGGCAAATAATGATAATTCTTTTCAAATCAACTTGTTTTCAATAAACAAAAATCAAAATTTAATTAATGCACTGAAGTCTGGAGTTTACTCCAACAGAACAATTCTTTGGAATCCAAAAACATTTAAGGAGGAAGAAGTTTCATTTGTTCTTGGAGATAAGGAATTGATAACTTCCTTGGGGAAAAGGGAAGTTGTGAAGAAAGATAATAATCAGTATACACGAACATTATACAGTATTAAAGATGTTGGAACTCTTTCCCCAAGTATAAAAGAAACTGTCAGTTCTAAACCACAGCAATGGCAGGGAAAAGTTCAAATGAGATATAACTTATTATTCACTCAGGTTGGAAAAATTCAAGTTCCTTTGAACCCAAATTTAAATGCAGGTGATGTTATTGATTGTGACTTTGAAGTTATAACTAGAAGTGAAAAGGAACAAGGTATTGCAGATCCCGTTCAAAGTGGTAAATATTTAATATTGGATTTGTGTCATCATTTTGAACCTAATAGAAATTATACGGCGATGACCATTGTTCGTGATACTTACGGAAAATACGTCAAAGAGAATTAAAAATGGCAACTAGTAATACTGGATATGCACTTAACACCAATAAATGGTTTCTGGGTCAAATTCCTCCCTACCAAAACCAACATTCTAAACCAAGAATTTGGGAAGATGTTCATGGTGATAGAGTAAAGGTTAGGATACCTGGAATGCATCCAATGTCATTTCCGGGAGAAGAAGTTGCAGTAACTGATGAAAATCTTCCATGGGCAATTGTTGCAAAACCAACCACAAATGGAAATCGCAATGCCCAATCAACTGGAATATGGGGTGGTGAATGGGTTATTGGATTTTTTATGGATGAAGATTGTCAGATTCCTGTTATTACTCAAGTTCTTGGTAATAATGAGAATTATTATGAAATACTACGATGTGAAAATGGCACAACTCTCGGAAAAAGAGTCGGTAGATATAACGGTGGTAGAACTCCAAATGTTGGTGAAGTTAAAGGTGGAAGTAACCCAAGTTCTCCTGCCCAACCAACAAAAGAAGAAATAAAAGAAGCAGTTAAAGATCCTGAACCAGATCCAAATAATCCAAATGCCGATGTTCCTCCTAGTGTGAGATTTAGTGGTAATGCTCAGTATGCTATCATTGGCGAAGATGGGAAAACTGAGTATCAAAGAGGTCTTGAAAAATTAGGAGAAACTCCAGAGAGAGCAGCAGAAATAGCGGCAGAACAGAGAAGAGTAGTATTAGGTCAATAAATAATGACAAGGGGGTAATTATTAATGCCACATAACGATTTACATGAAAAATTATTAGAATCTCTTGCTCGGGAAACCGAAAAGGGGATGAATCATACTG